GATAGCTGCAACAGATCAAGGCATGGCTTAATTCTGTTATCTAAATCCCGTTTGCGTTTGTCTGGAACCCCGACGGAAAGGGTCACATGGACGGGGCAGTGAATGGTGGGGTGTTTCCAATCATGGCGTATCTTAGCGGAGCATTCGTTAAGCCATGCTCTATATTCGTTGGATTTGACAGGTCTGGATTTGTAATATCTCCACAGCCTGTTAGCTGATGGCGGATAAGGTATTTCTATTGTGCCGCTTTGTGACTGCATTGTAATGATCCTCGGCAGTGACCCTATGTTTGGTCGCCGCCTTAATACGTTCAGTGGCGATGTACCCGGCGTAACGCTCACCTCTCGCCCACTTCTCAACAGAGCGCACGGAAAAGCCCACCTCAGACGCGAAATCAGCGTAGGTCATTCCGTTTTCATTAAGGTAATCAAACAAGAGCATTCCAGACAGTACCACAGAAAGGGGTTGTAACAAATTGAAACATAATATATAAAACCAGATGAAAGGGAGAACGTATGAGTAATAACGCATTTGAAACGCATGGTATTGACCATTTAAGCCCATCATTTATAAATTCGTGGGTATCTACGCCGTGGGCTGCAATTGGAAAGTTAGCGGGCTTAAAGAGTTCTAGCGGCCCGGCAGCATATCGTGGGCATTCCGCAGAGGCGGGTGTGGAGCTAGCTCTTCAAACAGGCAACCTTGATGCTGGAATATTTAAGGCGCAATCAAAATTTGACGAGTTCGTGCATGGTAATCCAGCCGGGGACAAAGAAAGATCGACGCTGCCAAAATATGTAGAAAATGCGTACACGGTTTACGAGGGTCTTGGAGAGCCGGAACAATATCAGCAGAAAATTGTTTTTGAGCATGAGGATTTGCCTATCCCTTTCGTGGGATACATAGACTTCATTTATAAAGGGCAGATACGCGACCTTAAAACTGTGGCCAGAAATATGTATTCAAGAGGGCCATCAATCGCGCATTGCCGCCAGTTGGCAGTTTATGGGTTTGCATACCCAGAATATGACCTGTGGCTAGACTATGTTACGCCACGGGAAGCCGTATCACATAGGGTGGCAAACAAAGAGGGTCACCAGCAAACGGTCATGAAGATTATCTATGGCCTTGAGAAGTTTCTTTCACTTAGCACAGACACACAGGAACTAGCGTCAATTCTGACGCCAGATACAGATGATTGGAGATTTAATCATGGAACACGAGAGCAAGCAGATGACATATGGCCAGATGTCCTTATTTGATTTAGTGGAGTCAGCATCAGGGGCAAAGCTACATGCAGCCATGATAAGCGCCCGTTCCAATTTTGACCCGTTAGCAAAATCTGGAGTTAATTCATACTTCAAGTCAGGCAACAAAGAGCATCGATTCTCGACGCTTAAAGATATTGAGGATGCGATATTGGGTGCATATACCGATCAAAGCCTTTCAGTAAGGCATCAGGTTTTGGCGGTTCCAATGAACGGACAGCTTTTAAATGTATTGCGTACCACGATTGAGCATGCGCCATCTGGCGAGTTTATCAGCAGCATTATAGCAATGGAAAATGCAGGGGGTCCGCAGAACACAGGATCACAGATTACCTATTACCGGCGCTATAATTTGATTTCGCTGCTAAACCTTGAATCAGATGACGAAGATGATGGCAACGCAGCGCAGGGAAACAAGGGAGATAAAGCAGTACCCAAGACTAAAACGCCGTCGCGAAGCTACGAGGTGTTTGGGTTAGATGGTAAGGTAGATAAGACTTTTACTGATTGGAACTCGTTTACAAAGGCAATACAGCCCATTGATAAGTTTTCTCATAGCGAGGCGTGGGTGACTGAACAATGCAAGATGCTGAAAGAGGTGTCGGCTTGGGCTAAGAGTCAAACTAAAGATCAGGATGACAAGGTTGCTGCCTTGCTTGGAAAGCTCTCAGATGCCGCTGGTAAATTGAAAACAGAAATAGAAGGGCAGAATGCATAATGGCTAAAAGAAATCTTGACGCGGCAATAATTGAGGCCGTGAAAACACGAAACGCTGAAGCCGTTGATGTAATAGCCGAGAGCATGATGTTTGTTAATGGCTGGACCTATGAACGTCTTTATCGAAAGGCAAATGACCTAACAGGGATAAGCTCTGGAGATTGGCACGAATTAATTCAAGAGGGGGGTTAGTGTGACCAAGCGACAATCTGAGGCATTGGCTTTTATTAAGGCGTTCTGGAAAGAAAACAATCACTCGCCTTCATACGCTGAAATATCCGCTGATTTAGGAGTGGCAGCCTCTCATTGTTGGGAGCTTGTACATCAGTTGCATCTGCGGGGTTATGTTAAAGTGATGCCGGGAAGGCACAGATCAATCACAATTAAGGAAGTATAATGGCTGATTATGACAACACTAATAGTGGCGCTCTGTACCCTATGAGGGACCACTATGAAGTTATCCGACAGGGTGCTGTCAATATGGATGGTACTGATCACCGCATCATAGCGGTTAAGCGGAACAACAAAGAGGGACAGCCTATTATTGAACTATATCGGGCAATCGGCACAATCAAAAAAAATGAGAATAAATCATCCGATAAGCACCCAGATAGCAAGGGCATGGTGGAGGCTATCTCAGTTGATTCGGTAAAATCAATCGCGGCTTGGAAGAAGACAAGCAAGGCTGGCAATGAATATACGTCACTTGCTGTATCTGATATCCAGCCGAGAACGGATCAACCTCAACCAGAAAACAACACTTCGTTTGATGACGAGATACCATTTTGAAGGCACAAAGGCATCTCGCTCATGTCCGTGAGAATGATTGCGCTGTAGGCGTAAATTCAAAATCGGATTGCAACGGAGGAGTTCAAGCGCATCATTTGATGCGTCCGTGGTCTGGTGTTCGGGGCATGGGGATGAAGGCGGGAGATGAGAACGCCATACCATTATGTGCAACGCATCATTCTGAACTTCACCATAGGGGGGATGAATTGGCTTTTTTTTCAGAGTCAGGATACAGCCCTAATTATGGCAAGGCTCTGGCATATGGTCTTTGGTTGGCATCTCCATATTATAAGGAGTTTGATAAATGAATGATGAAAGAGTAATAACCGGAACCTATGCAGATTTTAAGATTATAAAAACACGCAAGGTTGCTCAGATGGTGGTGGAGTTTCCAATAGAGCAAGCCGAGAGTTTTGTAAGCAAGCTAGGACTTCCCAAGCCGCACGAAGAAATGTGGGTCGCGGTAGCGATGTTAAAATCTGTATCAGTTCAGACAGGTGGTAAAGCGACCAGTGCTATCCAGCAAGCCGGTATACTTTGTAAGGATATTGCTTTCGGCACTTGGTTGAGGGACACCAAAAAGATGGACATCAATCCGGCTGATGAGAGTCAAGTACAGGATGCACTTCGCGCAATCTTGGGCGTTTCATCTAGGGCGGATATGCGAACCAATGATCAGGCACTGGCAGTCTGGGAGCGGCTGTATGATCAGTATCGTGATGCCGCATGAGGAAGTCGCGGGCAGAGGAAGAAATAGAAATGATCAAGTTTGAGATAGATTTGGCTTGCCGTCATTTGAAACAGGCAAAGCATAATTTAGAGCGTGGCTTTGATCCGTATGATCATCTCAAACTCGCTCAGCGTAAGGTCACGTTCGCGGTACAAGATTGCGCTCTCCTACGCGCAGATTTCAAACCAAGCGAAACTTCTCAACGGTAGAATATGTGATCACCTATCTGAACCGTCTTAGTCTTCTCTTTCGCCCATGATGGTAAAATGTGTCGGGTGTGGTAATGCGTGGCCCCATTCGTAATATCACTAACATCAGATTTCATCAGATAGATCGTGATGTGCATGGCCTTTTCAAAAGCGGCCTTATCCGTAGGGTCATCAGATTTGCCATCGCAGTACCACGAAAACTGACACTGATGGCGCTTGGGAAATCCAGATGAGTATGTCCTAGCATCATAAACGACCTTACATGGAGTGTCTGGATACCTATCGTCTATGGTGCGATTTACCACGACTTGAGCAACAGCAAGCTGTCCTTCAAGGCTCTGGTTTCTAGCCTCAAAATAAACATTTAACGCAAGGCACATCAAAGCATCAATTAACATGCTGAATTATAAGCATAATTATTTTTTAAAAAAAGCAATATAATCGTTGACACCATGTCACACATTTCGTATATTCCTTGTGTAGCAACAAACAAGCACACGGGAGTTACAAATGTTTTTAGGAACGCAACGCAGATTCGGAGTTGAGCTTGAGTTCGTAGGTGTAGACCGCGCAGAACTCGCACGGGCCATCTCAGCACAGGGCGTTGATTGCGTAGTTGAGGGTTACAACCACCGGACGCAGAGCCATTGGAAAATTGTTACCGATGCCTCATGCGGCTATGAAATGGTTAGCCCAATCCTTCAGGGCGAGAGCGGTTTCTTTGATCTCAAAATTGTTATGGACACCATGACCGAGATGGGGTGCCGCGTTAATCGCCAGACCGGGGTTCACGTTCACCTTGAAGCTGCTGACCTTACTGCGCTGGATGTGAAAAACATTGTG